GGGCGCTCCCCCTGGCCAGGACCGGAGACGCGCCCCCGTGGGGACCCCGCGGGCCCCGCTTCGTCGTTCGTGTCAGCTTGCGAGTGAGGTGCGGTTCTCGGGAGCCGGGTCACCGGTCAGGCCGAGCAGCTCAGCGATGCCGAGCATCTCGATGACGTCGCGGACGAGCTGCGGAGGCTTGCGGACAACGACGTCGATGCCCTCTTCTGCTCCGATCGTGCAGAACTGCACGAGGAACGCGATGCCGGTCGAGTCCATGAACGTCACGGACTCGAGGTCGATGACGACCGGGAGCTCACGCTCGAGCGCGCTCGCGAGGACGACGCTCGCCTCGCTCCGCAGCGCACCGTCGATCTCGCCCCACAGGACGACGCGGCTCTTGGCCTCGGAGGCCTCCATGTTGATGCCGCCGGCGGGATTCCCGTTCTGGCCACCATGTTCGTCGCTCATCGCGAGCTCCTCTTCCTCTGTTGCGCACCGCAAAGCCGCGGCCACGGCCGAGTCTTACTCTGACACAGCCTCTGTGCACCCGCACCACAAGGCCTTTGCGTCTACCAGAACCGCTGGTTACCTGGCTTCCGCGGTCTCGGACGCTCCGGACGGCACGTCGACGCGAGCACTCGCGCGCCAGGTCGCGTCGACCTGGACCGCCATCGCACGAGCACCGCACAGCGCGACCAAGAGCGCCGCGATACCAGCGACACCGGACGCGGAGAGGAGCGTCGGGCTGTCGATCACCGAGGCGAGGAGGCTGAGCGTGAGGCTCCCGACGAGGAGGCCGATGGCCCACGTGAAGAACGGCACGCCGCTCAACGTCCCAGGACGGCGCCTGCTCGCGGCCCAGCGGGTGCCGTCGCTGTAACGCTCCCGGTCCGGGTTGGACGGGTCGTCGTGCCAGCCGCGCGCGGCAAAGGTCTCGCTCATGTGGATCTCCCCTGGTAATCGCGCGTCAGCGCATCCTGTAGTGCCGTCACGGTAGCGGGCCGCAGCAGGCGCGTCCACGGGGAGGGCGGGCGCGGAGTGCGGATGAGTCGGTCTGTACGCCGGGTTCTGATTCTCATCCAACTGACCTGCGCTTATGCTCCGCCGTGTGCTGTCCGTGTGCTGTGAGAGTCACCAGCCCGTCTGTTGCGGCCACCATCCGCTCCTCGTCGTCATGCCACAGATGCCCGTACGTTCGTAGCGTCTCGGTCGGGTCCTTGTGCCCCAGGCGCCGCGCTACAGCGATGACGGATGCGCCGCCTGCGATGAGCATAGACGCGTGGTGGTGACGCAGGTCGTGCCAGCCTGAGCGGCCGGCGTCGTCTGCCATAACGTGACGCCACGCCTCGGACATGTTCTGCCGCGTCATCGGCCGCCCCACCCCGTTGGTGAAGACGAGGCCGTCGCCGGGCTCGCCGAGCGCCTCGAGCGTCGCGGGACCGATGCTCAGCGACCGTCGAGAAGCAGCGGTCTTCAAGGGCCCCCATGTGGGTTCGTTCGTGGCAAGCTGGCGGTCGATCGTGAGGACCGCTCCCTCTCCTCGATGCGTGACGCGGTCCCAGGTGAGTCCCCGGGCTTCTCCCCCACGCAGACCAGTGGCGGCGATCATTACCCCGAGGGCCTTGTACGGCGCCCACAGACGGTCGACGATCGCCTGGACCTGATCGACGGTGAGCGGGTCGACCGCCTCGGCGGAGAGCGCAGGGAGGTTGATACGCGTGCACGGCGTCCGAGGGATGCGGCGTTCGTCGACCGCGTGCCGGAAGATCGCCGACGTGTACTTGTACGACTGGCGCGTCGTGGACGCTGCCGTCTGGGATGCCCAGGTGGTGACAGCACGTTGGATGGTGCAGCGGTCGACCTGCTCGAGGCGTAGGTGTCCGAGCGTCGGGAGGATCGATCCGTCGAGGCGTTGGCGGATCACGGCGAGGCTCGATGTGCGCTGGTGCACCTGGGCGGTGAACCAGTCCTCTGCGACGTCGCGGACGGTGACCTTGGACCGGTCCGGGGCGATGTATGCGCCGGAGAGCTGGGTGACCTTCACGTCTGCAAGGACGGCACTGGCCTCGTCCTTCGTCACGCATGAGCGTGAGCGGCGCGTGCCGTCCGGCTCGGTCCAGGATGCGCGCCAGCGCTTCCCTTTGCCCCAGCGTTCGGTCTTGACCTTCTTCCCGGTCGAGTCAGGCTTGAGCCACAGGTCCTCGACGTGCATGTCAGAAGCAGTCTGCCAACGTCGTGTCGGAGGACGAGAGCACTCGGACGTGCTTCACCTCGGGGATGTCCGCGCGTGTGAACGCGAGCGAGGAGCACATGTACTCGGCGGACTGTTCGTTCTCGGGCTTGTCGTAGAGCGACGTCTGGATCGCCACCGCCCCATTCCCGCCGTCGGGCTGGGTGCCCTGGTAGTTGCTGTAGCCCGCGAAGTCCTGGCCCATGCTGTTGATGTGCTTGTTGAGGGCAACGGCCGCGTCGTGGTCGTCAGCGTTCACTCCGACGATCCAGTAGACGATGCCGACGATGACCGCGATGAGCACAGCGCCGGCAGCCCCCAGGAAGATCATGTCCTGCCGCTTCTGGGCTGCGTACGCCTTGCTCGTCGTCTTGCGTGCGACCGGCCCAGCCGAGGCGTCCGGCGGGAGAGCTCCTTTGGGCTCGGCCGGCTCGGGTGCGTACGGGGTGGTCATGGTCAGGCTCCCTGTTCGATCGTGGCGTGAAGGTCGACGAGCCCCTGTCGCTCGTCGTCCGTGAGGGTGTCGATGCGGTCCATCAGCGTCTGCTCATCCACCCAGAGTTCGTGGGCGACCTCGTGAAGGTTCTCGGCCCACCGGAACGCGTCCAGGAGCCTGTCGATGGGGATGAGCTGGCGTGCGGCGTGCTCGCGTGCTTGCGCTTCCTCGGCGTCGGTGGCGCCGTTGATGTGCCCGAGCTCGATGTGGGCGAGTTCGTGCGCGAGGGTGCAGCGGCGTTGCCGCTGGGACTGGTGGGGGTTCATGACGATGAGGGACTTGCCGTCGGTCAGGCCGAGGGTGCCGTCCATGTTCTGCCACGTCACGTCGATGTGGGTGAGTTCCCTGAGTGCTCTCCACGGGTGAAACATGGTTGGGACCGTAGCGGTGACCTCCGACACGGTCACAAATCCCCCATCACAGCTGTCTACCCGGTAGACTCCGTAGCAAGTGCTGACCCGGGTCCTACTGGCCCGGTTAGGCGCTTCCCGCCCCCTCGGCCGCGCCGAGGGGGCTTTATCGTGTCCGGAGCACGACGCCCGGAACTGAGCCGTTGAGCTTGCGGCTGTTGACTACAGTGCGGGTCGCTGGGCCGATCTCGTTCCACGTGTCGCCCGGGACGACCTCTGCGACAGTCCTGCTGGGTGCCATGTACGTCCGCCAACCGGCGTAGGCAACCATGTCGGCCATCTGGATGAGGTACGAGTGTTCCGAGTTCCGCGGGATGGGGTCCTCAAGAATCCGATCAGCGCTGAAGCGCAGCCCTCCCCCGCCCGCCATTCGGCCTGCAGTCAGGTGTCGCCTGGCCTTTCTGACCGTCCTGCGAATCGCATCGTTCTCGCCATCGTCATGGCAGATCATCAGCGTCGTGTTCTCGTAGGTGCACTGGCGCTCGAACCGTTGCAGCGCCATCTCCCAGGTCATGTCGAAGCACTCAGTGCCGGACACTCCGGTCTTTGCCTTGTCGGTGACCACCGCGAACGCCTCGGCGGGAAGGGCACGGAGGAGACGCAGGTGCGCTCGGTAGACGTACCGCCGCTGGCTGGGCGACAAGCCGAAGGGGCGCAGACCGCCTGAGTTGCGGATCAGGTAGTTCGCCTTCAACTCTTGACGCATGGGGATCCCGAAGCTCGCCCTGAGTGCCCGTCTAAAGTCAACGAGCTGCTCGAACACAGACGCCCAGTCGTCGAGCTGAATCGCGACGCAGCCGAGTGCGTAGCAGGCTGACGCACCCGCCTGGCTCGGGTCGCCGGTGTCGCCCGTCTCGTCGACGTAAACCATGACCGTCATGCCGTCGTAAACCCTCCCGGGTCCTGGGACTCCTCGCCGGTCACGCTGTCGGGCTGGTGGGCTGGGGTGCCGCGGCGCGCCGCCCTGTCGTAGTCGTCTTGCGCCGGGGCTCGCCCGGCGGCCTTGGTGGGGGCGGAACCGTCTGCATGTTCCTCACCTGCTTCCTCAGGTAGATAGCCGATCGATCGGAGAGCCGCGTCGAGAACCACTTCGTACGCGGTCCCCGTCTCGCGGGCCAGAGCCAACAGCAGCCGCTTCTGCGGCAGCCCCTTGACCCCTCGGTTCTTCCACTGGTTCAGCGTCGGAGAACTTGCACCGATGCGGCGTGACAGTTCAGCCTCGCGCACTCCGTACTTGTCGAGATGCGCCTGAACGATGTCCCACAGCGGATTCACGGGTTCACCCTCGTCGTCGGTTGCCTACGCCGCCACCCTCAGAAGTTTGGTGACGTCTACCTGATGAAGAGGCGCTTCCGATATCACCTCGTCTACCAGGAGATTACCGACATGACGCCGCCCCTCCTACTCTGGGCACACCGATCGCCTACAGGCTGTTGACACCCGTCTACCTGTCGTGGCAGGATCGCTAACAGGCGGTTATCGAACCGCCGTCTACCGAGCGAAGATCGGAGGTTCGAGATGAACGCCACGCGACGCGTCCGATGGCCCAAGGGCTCATGGATGAAGCTGGCATCGCCGGACACCCTGCGCGCGCTCATGATCCAGCGAGGCTTCTCGTACGACCGGCTTGCCCGGTACGCGGGGTGCTCGAAGGGCTTCATCAGCCACCTCACTTCGGGCCGCAAGTCGACCTGCACACCAGCGCTCGCCGAGAACATCGCGGAGGCCCTCGACGTGCCGCTCCGCATCCTTTTCGTGCCTGCAACGTCTACCGCCGGTAGTCGTTTGGCTAACGGTACGACGACGCAGTATGTGGCGTCGCAGTTGCGGCCCGCGGCCTGAATCTTCCGCCCACACCGGGCGGTCCGCCCCATCCAGGGGCTCGCACGTTGACATCTGAATACAGGGAACGCCCAGAAATACCCCCGACCGATGACGGTCCTACGCGGAGGGGGAAGCACGCGGAGAGGGAACAGGAGCCAGGGACCTGGCCATAGCCCCCGCAGGAACGGCAGGCGATCCCGGAGGTAACCGCCCCAGTAGGTCCTGGGGGTCGAGGTGCCCGCAACACCACAGACAACTGCCCTGCCACGTAGGCGTGCGGCCCGTTCGAGACGGGCCAGGGCACGACACCAACCCCCACGAAATCGGAGGCCACGTTGAGCCGCTCCGACCACAACCGTTCACGCCGCCCTCGCGGCTACATCGCGCTCAAGCGGCAGCGCATCCGCGCCCACCGCCACCTCGCCCGCCGCCTCCTGCGCGCCGGCGTCACCGACATCCCGCCCATGAAGCCTGCCCGCTCCCTCTGCGGGCACGGCTGCTGCTGGTGAACGAAGGAGAACCCCGATGCCCAAGTACCTGACCCTGAACGAAACGGCAGAGGTGCTTCGCATGCACCCCAAGACGCTCTCGGTCCTCGCCCGCCGCGGCGACATCCAGTCCGTGCGGGCCACACCCGCGAAGCGTGCCGCGTACCTCTTCACCGACGAGCACATCGAAGCGTTCCTCGAGAAGAACACGGCAGCGAGCCGATGACGCCTCCAACGATCACCTACGAGGTCGCCGCAGACGCAGTCACCGAGGGCGTGGATGGGCGGACCGTCGTCAACCTCGGGGGCACCGCAGTGGAGCTGGATGTCGACAACGCGCACGCGCTGATCGACATGCTCATCGACGCGGCACCGCAGACGTGCACGACGTGCGAGGGTCGCGGCGCTGACGCGTCCCGCACGGTCCCGTGCATGGTGTGCGACGGACGCGGGTGGGTCCGATGAGCGACGAAGCGAAGCGCGCACTCGCCGCCCTGCTCGCCGAGCGCAACACGTGGGCGCGTCAGATGGCCGACCTTCGCGACGAACTCGACACCGCCCGCCAGGAGCGGGACGAAGCCATCGCGAGGGCCGGGGAAGCGTCGAACGAACGCGACCTCCTCGCTCTCAGGCTCGAGGACCGATGAACACCGCCGCCGCTGTCGTCGAGCACGTCACCCACGCGATCGCACAGTCAGCGATCACCGCCAAGGTGACCGCCCACCCCGCCCGTGTCGTCGTCGAAGTCGCCGACCCGGTCCGCCGCTACGCCCTGACGGGAATGGTCTGCACGGACCCGATCCTGCGCGAGGTGTACCGCGAACCGGACGGCACCCACACGGAAGAACTCTCCGGCATGTCCCGCCTCGACGACCGCTTCACGGTCTTCCTGACCGGTCCTCTCCCTCACTGACATGCGAAAGCCCCGCCAACACGACCAAGCGCGACGGGGCTCCCACACACCACAGAAGGAAGTGTCCCATGCCTGACTACGAGATCCCGATGGTCCTCATGGGCCGTCACGCCGCCGACGCGACGCTCGACGCCCTGGCTGCTGAGGCGGTCGCGAAGCAGCGTGAGGAGGAGATCGCCCGCAACGTGTACGCGTCGATCCCCCCGCTCGTCGGCCGCCGCCACAAGCCCCACGCGTCCGCGCTGACGGTCCGGGTGATGCGTCTGGCGCACCGCCGGACCATCGGCCACGAGCCCATGCCGACCGGGAAGGTGGCCGCCTGATGACCACCGTCGACTACAAGGCGCCCGCCGGCAAGCTCATCCTCCCCGTCGGCTCATCCCGCGAAGACTGGCTGCGCATCCGCACCCTCGGCGTCGGCGGGACCGACATCGCCAACCTCATGGGCGCGAACAAGTACCAGACGCCGTTCGAAGCGTGGCAGTCGAAGGTCGACCCGGTCCTCGAGGAGATCTCCTCCGAAGCAATGTGGTGGGGCACCCACACCGAAGCCCTCACTGCCGCACGGTTCGAGGAGATCACCGGCATCGCCACCCGCAAGGCCGGCACGTACCAGAACCGCATCCACCCGCACCACCTCATCAACCCGGACCGGTTCACTGCGGACGGTGGCGTGCTCGAGATCAAGGATCACGAGTCGCTCTCCGATGCGGGCAAGACGGTCCTGCGCGGGAAGATCACCGCTCACGCGTGGAACCAGCTGCAGTGGGCGATGCACGTGACGGGGCGTTCGCACGGCTGGTTCGCGGCGAAGGTCGGCAAGACGACGAAGGTTCTCGGACCGTTCCCCCGCGACGACCAGCACATCGCCCGGCAGATCGAGGCTGCGGACGCGTTCTGGCAGCACGTCCAGGACCGCACGCCCCCGCCGGTGAACCTCGAGACCATCACCGACGCGGAGATCGCCGCCCGCTACCCCGAGGTCATCGACCCGGACTCCACGGTCGAGGTCACCGCGCTTCCCGTGCCGGAGATCATCCTCGACGACCTCGCCCGCCTCGCCGAGCTCAAGGCTGGCGCTGCAGCGATCGGTGACGAGCAGAAGCAGATCGAAGCCCGCATTAAGGCGACGGTCGGTGACCGCGAGTACCTGACGGTCGAGGGCAGACCGGTGGCGCGCTGGCAGTCGGTCGCGGGCCGTCGGACGTTCGACAAGGCCGCCGCGGTGAAGACCCTCGCGGAGCAGATCGGCAAGACGCCGCCGGAGGTTGAGGCGGAGTTCACGAAGCAGGGCGCGCCGACGCGCCGCCTGTCCCTCATCGAGCAGAAGGACGCAGCATGACCCTCAAGACGCGCAAGCCCACCGGCCTCGCTCCGTGGCCGATCACTCTCGTCGCGGGCGCGGAGAAGGCCGGGAAGTCCTGGTCTGCCGCCGAGGCGTCCGGCTCCGACCTGATCGGCCGCACCCTGTGGATCGGCATCGGCGAGGACGACCCGGACGAGTACGCACGCATCCCCGGCGCCAACTTCGAGATCGTGGAGCACGCCGGCACGTACCGGTCGATCCTCGACGAGCTCACGAACGCCGTCGCCGAACCGCAGGGTGACAAGCCGACGCTCATCGTCGTCGACTCCATGACGCGCCTGTGGGACCTCATCGTCGACGACGTTCAGGAGATCGCCAACCGCCGCGCTCGGGCCAAGGCGCAGAAGTACAACAAGCCGGTCTCGGACGACGACGTGCAGATCTCCATGGACCTGTGGAACACCGCGAAGCAGCGGTGGGAGCACATCATCGACACGCTGCGCTTCCACACCGGCCCCGTCATTCTCACGGCCCGCCTCAAGCAGGTCACGGTCATGGACGCCAACGGTAAGCCGACAACCGAGAGGACGTGGAAGATCGAGGCTGAGAAGTCTCTGCCCTACGACGTCGGTGCGATCGT